CGATAATACTTGTTACCAGTATTTGCGCCACCAAGAACGAGTTCGCCTGAACCCTTATAGAGACCTTCAGCAAATGGGTTAGCAACCATGCCATAACGAGTCTTGAAGCCGATTTTTGGCTGGAAGGACTGCTGGTCAACGGCGCGAACCATCTGAAGAGGAACGTATGGGCAGTAGAATAGACCAGCGTCGAACGCTGATGAACCCTTATAACCCACTGTTAGGTAGTTACCACCGATAGCATATGGATCGATGTAGACACGAAGACGACCGTTAAGAACACCAGCGAAAGTGTTACCAGTATCATCTACCTGGAGGTTGTTGCTGTTAAGAGCAGGTGCGTAGTCAAGAACGCCAGCCATCTGAAGAGCTGAAGCAACATCAGAAGAACAGATAACAATGTTACCCTTACCACGACGAGTCTGCTTAGCAATCTGGTTAGCTTCACGCTCAAGCTGGAACATAAGACCCTTGAACTTTTCAACTGACCAACGACCGTTTGAGTCAGTGTCAAGATCGAACACACCAGCAGTAGTTGTGTTGTCCATTGCACCCTGAGTAGCGGTGATGTTGATAGTACGAACAACTTCACGATTGATTTCCGCAAGGATTTCAGCCGAAAGGATGTTTGAAAGTTCTGTCTCAGCGTCAAGACCGTGAATAGCCTTAAGATCCTGAGCAAGTTCCATAGTGTACTCTGCCTTAAGAGCACGTGACTTAGCAGTTACAGTTACCTTTTCGATACTGAACGCCATCTGAGAAAACTCGACGTTACCGTATGTACCAAGAGCTTCTGCCTGAGCAGTTGACATACCAGCACCAGTATTGTAGGTGTTAGTAGCAGCAAGTGGTGAAGTGTTAGTTGCACCTGGGATAGTTCCCTTGAAGCCGTTGAAGGCAACGTTAGCATCAGCACCCTGAACGGCAGAGAACGCAGTGTTCACTTCGTTGTAGAATGTTTCGTTGTCCTGGTTACCGTTAGCAAAGCCGCCAGTTGAGTTACCCTGTGAGGTATACTTCGAACGCATTGCGAAGATAAGACCAGTTGGACCAGTCATTGGCTGGACGCCGCAGATGTCATAAGCAATGAGGTTAGGCATTGCACGACGTACGAGCGAGATAAGAACTGGATCGAAGGTGTCAACGCCACCTGAACCAGCAGTAGACGAAGAACCGCCCATTGCGTTGACTGCAACGCCTTCAAGACCAGTTTCTGTTAGAGTCTGGTACATGCCATGCGAAGCTGACTCGCGAAGAGCGCGCTCTGTGTTTTCAAGAACAACTGCAGTTACTGAACGGCGGTTCTGATCCTTGATTGGATTAAGATCTGCGTGCTCCAAGATTGGCGCCCACTTCTTTTGGATTTCCTCAGCTAGATACATTTTTGTCTCCCTTTCTATCTGGGTTTGGTATATTATTTATAAGAATTAATTTTTAACGGATTTAGAAATTGCTTGTGCGTAACGATTCATTACTGGATCAACGGTCACTGTAGCAGTAGATGTCTCACCTTCAAAAGTCTCTTCAGTAATATTAGTTGATACTGGAGCAGTCTTCTGTTCTGTAGCAAAATACTTATCAAAGATAATAGAAAGCTTCTTAGAATAAACTTCTACATCGCCATCAAAATCAATGCTTTCGGCTAGTGCTTCAAACTTTTCCTGCTGCGAAAGAGCAAGGTCGCCGAGGTATGACTCGAGAACTTCTTTCTTTTCAACATCAATAAAAGCTCTTTTCATCTCGACGTTTTCAGTAATCTGTTCGTCAAGCTTTGCTTCGAGTTCTTCAACCTTAGTTGCAAGAGACTCAATTACGTCAACTTTGTTCTGGGGAACATCAATATAATGTTCAGTAAATAGACCCTTAAGACCGTCGATGAATTCTTCCATAACTTCATTACGAAGAGATGATTCGATAGCAACTTCGTTTGCTTCCATCCACTGTTCAGTTACATAGTCGAGATATGTATCTAGTTTAGATGTAAGCTCTTCGTTGATTTCAGAAACTGCTTCAACGAGTGAAGATTCAAATTCTTCTTCAAGACGAGCAACTTCAATCATTGAACGAGCTGTAACAGCAGCTTCGAAGATTGTTGATGCCTTTTCTTTGAATTCTTCTGAAAGATCAGAACCATTGAACATTTCTTCAACGTCTTCCTTAACAGAAAGCTTTGGCATTGCATACTTAGTCTTTGGACCAGTAGTTGCAGTAGCATAAGATGCCTTCATGTCGATCGAAGAAGCATTTTTACCAGAATTGTCGCCAACACCGTAAGTCTTACCTGGACCATACTGCGCAATAGAATCGTTGAACCACTTTGACAAGTCGTCCTTCTTCATTGCATGCATTGCGCCAATGGCGTGAGTGATCATTTCGATCTTTGATTTTGGATCAGCTACGGTGCGCGAAGCTGGCTTTAGAGAATCAGCAGCAAGAGTACCTTCCTCGATCTCTGTTGCTTCAACGTTTTCTACTTTATCAGTCATTTAAAGGTCTCCCCTGTGGAATTTAGAATTATTTATATTATTTAGATTTTAGTGTTAGAGAAGTTAAAAAGCTTTCATAAATGGAAAATTTTGACTCTTCTATTTGATCCATTGTCATCTTATGCATAGATGTTTTCATATTATGAAGTTTTTCTTCATACCATGTATCCTTAACTGAATCATATATCCATTCAACATTTTCCATAATACCCTTGACAAAAGCATCAGGAGCAGAAGGATCGGCAACAATATCAGCAGCTGTAGCAATATGAAAATCTGGACCAACAATCATAGCGCCATCTTTACCAGGACTTAGTGTGCCCATACCACGTGATGAAACGCCAAGATTCGCACCAGATTTTAAAAGACCTTTTGCAATATTACCCATTGGAGTATCAGTAAGTTTTGCTTTACCAATAAAATTATCACCATCACGTTTCAATTCAGTAATAATATGTGATACTCTATCTAGGTTGATTGCAGGACCAGCTGGATGACCAAGCTCGCCATACGCACGATTATTTTTTACAGTTTCGTTCATATAACGACCAACTTCCTTTTCCATAATATGGAGAGGATAGATACGACCGTTACGGTTTTTACGATTAGCCTGAAGGAAGATACCTTCGATGAAATGTTCTTTCTCACCGTTTTCTTTAGCTTCGGTAATGTATTCCATGTTTTCGAAAAGTTCGGTGATAAGTTTCATTTTATTATTCCTTATGGGGATGTTTGGGCTACCCAAGAGCCGTAATACCAATAAATTCTAGCACCAGAAGTACCGTCAGTGCGAATGTACTGTGAACCTGTTGCTGGTGTTCCTGTTGCTGAAGAAGCAGCACCAGTAATTTTTGAAGCACTTGGAACGCCAGTACCGTAAGCAATAGTAGGTCCTCCAGCTGCACCAAGAGTAACACTTGTACCTGTTTGAATACTAGCTTTTACTGTCATATTATACTCCAAATCCTGGCGTGATATAAATTTGTGATGTGCCAGATGAAGTGATAGCAGTAAAATATGAATTAGTTGGGAATGAGAAAATCTCAAGCGTGCCAGGAAGAACAGGAATACCAGTAGAATTAGTAGAAACTACAACTGCATTATTATTTGCGATTGTGGAATTAGCGCCAACGCCCAAGAAAATTAAATTCGAACCAGAGTTGAAAACGCGATACTGGCAATACGATGTATAACCAGTAGCATTTGATGCTGGCGTATATGTTACCTGGACAGCAGTTGGTGCTGCTGTATTAGCAAGAAATGTGGCTGTGTTGCCAATTGGATTGAATGCGCCCGAAACGCCTGATTGATAAGCCATTATACGTTCTGTCCTGTATTAACGTCCACTGACATATTAGGGAAAGTCATAGGAGTATCCATTTGTTCGTCTTCTTCTTTATTTTCATCACTGTACATCATATAATCATGAACTGAACCAATCATTTCTTTTGCAGCAGCAATTTTAGACTGGACCCAAGGTTCAATATGATGATCAGCTGGCATAGCAGAAAGCATATGCATTGTCTTATTAGCAATTGCCTTTAATTCTGCACGAACCATATCAATTTCTGATTGAGTGTCGTCTGTTTTATTTTTTGCAATATCAGAAGAACCATATGTTGATCCAAGAAGAGGAACAGCAAGATCTTCTTGAACTGATTCATTGCGCTGTTTTGCATAATAAGCTGCAAGCGCCATTTCCTTACGCTTTTCTTTTGACTTACCAGCAAACTTAGGATTCTTTGAATGAACGAAATCATGAATGGTTTCACCAGCAGTTGTTGACTTAGTTAGCACTTCGTCAAGAGCTTCTTCATGAATATGGATAACATGTCCGCCATCAACGGATTTAGTATTATGAGTTAAACCGTCTTTCTTGAAAGAAGATTTTTTGTATGCTGATTCAGGACGATTATAACC